AGCGGGGGAGGTTGATGTCGCCCCCACTGTCGCGTGTCTGTGTCAGGTTCCGAGCTGCGTCATAGCCTTTCTCTTTCAAAAGATTAACTATGTCGCGTTCAAACTGGTGGCCTTTGGTGCGCTGTGACTTACCCATCAAAATGGCACTTCGTTGTCGTCACGGCTGACTGGGCGAGGATAGGCTTGCTGCTGCTGACCGTCTGGCTTCCAAGTGTTTTGCTTGAGGTTGATTCCGTTGTAGTCGTTCTTCCATGCACCCAGCTTGATCTCGTCGCCTGCCTTAGCATCCTCTGCCAAAACAATTGACCCTGTATAATCAGGATGGGTTGGGATCTGCTTCTTATCGTTGATCCGCAGCGCACCAAAACCTGGTTTTTTAGCCATTACATTTGCTCCAAAATATCTTTGTTGACGTTAGAAAGTTGCATCAAGCGTGAGGTCTTATCATCGTCGCTCAACTTCTTTGAGTCGCTGATACGGTTGGTGAGATCCATATAAGCGTCAGGCCAAGCGGCTTCATCACACCACATGTGAACCTTGCGACCACCATCACCGTCTGGGATGTAGAGGGGGAACTTACCAGTCGTGTCCTCCTCGATCTCCTCAGCCAGCTCCATGTGCTGGATTTGCACAGGTTCCTTGTGGAAAGGTTTGTCGAAGTCCATGACCTCCTCAACGGAGTAGTGGCCCTGAATACAGGCAGGATAGACACGTCGCACACCTTCCGAGACCACCCGTGCAGCCAGCATAGCGCGTGGGTAATTCTTCCAATTGTCCTTCTTGCCAAGCCCTATGTCGTGAGCCTGCTTGATCGTCCACGCCAGCGTCAGAGTGCCACCAGCAGCGTGTGAGAACGTCATTTCAACCTTCTCATCGGTGTAGGTGTTATACTCAACCTTGCCACCAGCGAGCTGAAAGCGGGCAAGAATGGCCTGAGACTTGAGGGCAGGACGACCCTGGATGATGTCGTATTCCTGCACAACCGTTGCTGGATGTTTATTCTCAGCCTGAGCCACAGCCATGATAGCCATGACCTGATCCTCAGACTTAAACCCATAAAACCCTGACTTAACAATGGCTTGCGCCATACTTCTCATGTCATTTACTGGAACCAGATTACTCATCTTCGACTTCCTCTTTTGTTAACTCAATGTCGTAAACCTTTGAAATAAAATCCATAATGTCTTTCAAAGGGAATGTAGCCGATGATGACTGATTGCTGTTTGTTACAATCGCTGTGATGGTGTTGTCACCATTGTCACAGAACGTCAGCATGGAATGTTTTTCATTAAATAACCGTACTTCTGTCTTCATCATTTTTGCCTACCTTTCATAACTTTTTATGTGCTTTAAAGCCTTCGTTAAAAGTTGTTCTAATTCTAAGAGTTTTCCCTCAACCTCTTCATCTTCACCCCAACAAATATAAAAATCGAAAAGTTCAAGTAAATTGAATTTATATCGAATTTCATCGTAGGGATCTTTTGCAAAAGGCAACCCCACAATGAGGTTCATTTTGTTTTTTTTATCTAACTGAATCGTTGGAGGTATATTTTTAAAAGTGTTCTCTATAGCTTCCGCCATATTTTTCTTAACATAATTATCAAGACGCAGATTTTCTTGAAAAAAGTTAAGATACCAATCTTTTAGGTTAACTTTGGTTTTACCAACTCTTGTCATATTCATTTTACTAAAAACCTCCGTGATCCTGATGTTTCATCTTTATACTGCTCATAAAGTTTAGGATTTTCCTGCTCAAAACGCTTGGCGTTGAACCGTTTGCTACCTTTGGCTGTCTTCCATGTGACCAAAATATCACCAGCCACGTTGACCAGCTCGGCCTTGTCACCCATAAAAGACATCAATCGAGCCTGAGCGATCTCTTCCTTGTTCTCAAGCTCTTTGATCTGCACCTTAATGTGCTTCAAGGCTTCGCAGTATTCTTCAATCACCTTGGTAGCAATGATGCTTAAGCCATCGTCCTTGCGGTAAATGCTCTGGGCCTGTGCAACGCTTTCAGGGCTGGGCAGTTGACCCGTCTTGTGCATACCCCACCAGCCAGCAGCGCGTTGGATGAAGTCTGACCTCATCTCGTCTGTGACATCAATACGCCACCAACGGAACCGCTGACCTCCGAACAGCACCGCAAAGTAAATGTGCGGCACATTGAAGACGGTAGCCTCATGGATGCACTGCACAATGTCTTGCTCAGGCAACTTGGTCCACGGTTCATCCATCTCTGGGTATTTTTTAAACTGGTGATCGCCAAAGTTCTTAACTTCCAGCAGACCGTTGTCCCCTGTCCAGAAGTCACCATGAGCGCGAAGCCAGGGCTCGGTCGAGTGTGTGCCTGCTACGTCAAGATCACGAACTGATATTCCAGTCTGTTCTTCCCACAACCGCCCGATTGCGCTTTCCAGAAAGAGGCCCATTTGAACCGCTTCCACCCCTGATAGATCAGCACGTTCCTTTTCTCCCCGTTTCTCCAGCAGCACGTCAAGGAGCTGACCCGAAACTGCACGTCTCGAATCTGTCGCCCACCATGCGTTTTTGCGGTCTTCTGGCGCAAAACCTTCTCCAATAATATGTCCACCACTTGCCATGTTATGCCTCTCCTACTGCTTTGCCGTTCTTGATATCAAAAGCGGCTGATTGAATATCAACTTGCAGAAGGTGCAAACCATGTAACGTATCAGCAAAAACCCCAACGACCTCACGAGGCAACAGATGCGGGTGAAGCGCATACATTGCGTGTTTGGCCTGTTCCAGCACAGCGTGAATATTGCTCAAGTGCTGTAGGTTTTGTTCAATTTCTTTTTTCATAGTAGCGACCCTCTAGGGCTATCTTAATATATTAAATAAATAGCACTGTCAACCAAGTTGCTAAAATATTTTATCTGTGCTAAAAATTAGTTCCCTTAACTTAAACATGGAGACTAAAATGTCCGACCAACTCGTTAGAAAGTCTATGCTTTTTCCTGAGACGCTGTGGACTGAAATCGAGGATTTCCGTTTCGACAACCGGATCAAATCAGACGTTGAGGCCATTAGACTTTTGATGAAAGCAGGTTTGCATTTTATTAAATTGCAGCAAGACGACCAGTTCGCGCAAGCTGAGCAGGCTGCTGTGGAGCGTCTTAACTCGCAGGTGTAACATGGCTTATAAGGTCAAAGACTGGAGCAAGTTCCAGCACTTTAAAGACAGAAAGCCGCCTTGGATTAAGCTCTACAGAGACATCTTGGATGATCTTGAATGGCACGAGCTTGACCCTGTGGCAGCTAAAGCACTGGTTGCCATCTGGCTGATCGCGTCTGAGAACGATGGTTGCTTGCCTGACACCAAGAAGCTAGCTTTCAGACTTAGGCTTTCAGAAAAGCAAACAATATCAATTGTCTCACAGCTATCTCATTGGCTGATACAAGATGATATCACGATGATATCAGACCGATATCAAGATGATAGTCTAGAGAAAGAGATAGAGACAGAGAAAGAGACAGAGGGAGAGAGAGAGGCAAGGCCTCGTGCAACTCGGCTCAACCCAAACTGGCAACCCTCGATTGATGAGCAAGAATTTGCTCGCCAGTTGGGGATTGATCCTCACACTGAGTCTGATCGCTTCAGGGACTACTGGACGGCTCAGGCCGGACAGAGGGCAACCAAGGCCAACTGGACAGCCACTTGGCGCAACTGGTGCCGCAACGCGAAGCCAGCGAAACCTAACAGCAACACAATGGCGAGCGAGTTGCTCGCATGGGCAAAGGACAAAGACGATGAGCAACGAATCAGCAACGCAAGCAGTTTTGACCCTTTTGGCCTGCTATCCAGCGACCAAAGCAGACGCTAAATTCGTAAAAATGGCAGCAATGTCGCTGGAACATTATCCAGACGAGACCCTCAGAGCCATGATTGACCCTCGCACGGGCATCGTGAACGAGTGCCAGTATATGCCAAGCATCAGCCAGATGAAGGGGTTTTGCAAAAACTATACGCCAACCCCTGCAAAGCCCAAGTATCTAACCTTCCCTGATCCAGTGCCTGCTAGTCCTGAGAGCAAGGCCAAGATTGACGAGATCGTGGCAAGCATCCAATGGTCAGACTACAAAGCACCCGTTAAAGTCACAGAAACCGACCTAGAAGCCCTGCGAGCTCGTTACGCTGACCTACCCCCGCCCAGCTTCTCTGAAAGCGCTCAGGTGGCCTTAGAAAAGGCTGACGCGTTTAAGGGCATGTTTGGCAGGCCTATGCCCAAATAAAAAAAGACCTCCAGAGCGGATCATGGAGGCCTAGTCTCAGGGAGGAAAACACCAGCAAGAGGCTGATCTGTTTGTTATAGACCTAAGCGCGAGGCACTGCAACCGCAAAGCGTGATTGCAAGCAACATTGCAAGGCTTGAGTAAAACAAGAACAAGGCGATCCAGTCTTTTATGTCACCCTTGTGCATTGTGATCCTCTGGTGCTGTGAGAGACTGCAAAAGATCATGCTCAACCTTAGCCAGCATCTCGTCATCAACTTGAGCAGTTTGCACAGGCTGTGCGATTGAGCCAGTTAATGAGCCATATAAAGACATTATTTCTATCATATTGTTAACCATAACAGGCTTGGCAGCTACTTTTGCCTCAAGATATGCAATGTGCATAAGGATGCACTCTTGCACAGAAACGGGTCTGTTTAGCTTGAGTGTTGCAATATTTGCAGCTTTTTCCCACAAAACTGCATTGTCCCCGTAATGATATTCGTTAGTATTTTGAGCGTGCGAGACGTTCACAAGTGTTTCATCAAGTGTCATGTTAGACCCCTTTTAGTGACGTTCGATTGTGGTTTTTGCCAGTGTGGCAGTGTCGTATTTGATAGTAAAATCATTGGCATGAGTCTGCACTTTGACGCTATAACCCCTGCTTTTCTTAACCTTAATTGGCTGGCAGTAACCTTTTTTGCCAAATAAGAAGCCAGCATCCCACACCAGCCATGAGTCGGAAGACCACATGAAAGGATTGTTTATTTTATCTTGAGCGTTATAGCCCTCTAAGAATATGTCTAACATGTTTAACCCCTATATGTTGATATTATATATATTAACCAAATACGATCATGCACCAGTAGCAAAGATAGCACCAAACTATCAGGCCAAGCGTTGCAAAGAGACTGTCTAAGATGGTTTCAGTGTGTTTCATGTTATGCAGCCTTAGGTGATGCTTGCTCAATGGCAATGTAATTGAAGCAAAATACGCAATCACCGTTAGGTAATACGCCAGAGCGCAGCTCAATGCCAGGCCAACCGTGTTTCTCGCACAAAACCCATGCTGCATGATATGCGCCGCCGTCACGGTCTGAGTAGCTATAGGGAACATAGATAGGCTTTACGCCTTCTGCCCATGCTTTCCAGCGTGAACCCTTGGTATTTGTCGGTCCGATGTATTTTACTTGAATAGCTTTCATAACGTGTTTTCCTTTGCTATATATATTATATATATGATAATCATTAGTGATTATCTAAATACAATAAAACATATAATATGTTTCTAATCAAGTTAATAATTATATGTATGATTACTAATAGTAAATATACTTATGTCAAATAATTGACAGTATATATAATTAACATAATTAGTTAGTTAATTATTACTAATAAACCAAGACATCTAAAATGAACCAGATTGTGGTTCTCTTCCCCCGCGTGTTACAAATTACGGATTTTGTAACTTGTCATGGCTAAGGGGAAATTGTCCTTGGTTGATCTGAAAGCCCTAGAAACCGTTTTATATTATTATAAATACATATTGATTAGTGATGGATATGGATTGAATGAATAATACCGGATCGGCAGCCTAGAATGGACTGCATGGGCCAAGGGGGGCCGTGTGGGTGTGCACCCCACATTGCTTGCCCCAAAATTTTTTTTGACTAATATTTTCCCATGTGTTAGTTATAGGGCATGGTTAAATGTCCAAAGTGCAAAACAAGAGTTGAAAAGGTTGGTTATTGCAATCCGTGCAAAAGGCAGTATCATGCAGCGTGGGTTGAGAAGAACCGTGAGCGGGTGAAAGAGCTGAAGCGTGATTGGTATGAGAAAAACCCGTTGCGTCATTCTGCCCGTGAGAAGTACAGGGGTGCTTTGCGGTCTGGGTTATTGGTTCGCCAGCCTTGTGAGGTTTGCGGTGACGAGAAGGTTGACGGGCATCACGATGATTACACGAAGCCTTTGGAAGTCCGGTGGCTGTGCCGTAAGCACCATTTGGAGTATCACCGCATGATACGGCTTGAGAAGGGCGTGGCTGTTTACCCGCCTCCGATTAAGAAACCTAAGTCTGAGTCTAAATACCCGTTTGCCAAGATGGAAG